TTACATCATATCTGCTAATCTGTCAGTTATAAAAGCATCAACCTCATCTGCTTCTGATTTACTCATAGTTTCAAAATCAATTCTCAATTCTTTCTTTACTACATCAACAAGATTGATTTTTAAAGGCTCTGCTAATTTTAATAACTGTACTCTATCTTCATCAGTTGCTTTTATATCATCTATAACCTCAACTACATCTCCATTGTTATCTGAGAACTTCCCTGCTATAGTTCCATCATCTTCTATTTCATTAACTACCATTCCATCAGTTTGAAGTGCTTTTTGTATTTCTACTGATAAAGCACCATACTTACTGATATTAAGTTTCAGAACTGTTTTAAGTGCCATAGCCTCAAAGTTCTTGCTCCAGTTTGAATTTTTCTTATTGTAATTAACATCATATTGATAAGATTGACTATATCTTTTAGCATGATTTTTCATTTGTGCCTCTGTCATAAAGAGTGTATTTCTAAATCCATTGTTAAACTCTATATAACTAGCATAACCAACAGTTTTAGCCTCAAGTCTTTTATCAATATCTTCAATAAATTCTAGCTCTAACTCTCCAGTAAGCATATTATAATTTTTAATTTCTCCCTCTTTTACCTCAATAGCATTGATATATTTATACTCTCCACTTCTCAAAGCTAGTTGTATATAACCTTTATATCCTAATTGGAACTGTGCAATCATTCCTTTTTCTCTATCTTTGTAAGGAACGATATAAGCAAATCCTAGGTTTTTCTCAATAGGAAGATTTAACACTGCACTTGCTATTGCCGCATTGATTATTGATTGAGGCTCTGCCTGTTGTAGTTGTGGAGTACCTTCAACAACTTGAACTATTGCCATCATAAAATGCCCTGATCTATCACCAAGCAATGATTTAATTTGTTTTCTTATTGCTTGTGTTGCTAATGCACTTTTTAAAGCTGGAACTCCAGTTGAAACTTCATTTTCATTTGCTACTAATTTGTTTACTGCTCTTGCCATTATTATGCCACCTCTTTAATTTTTTGATTTTCTTTAAGCTCTTTAAAACTAAATCTTTTAGCTCCTCTTGCATCTATCTTCCAAGTTGCTAGATAACTTCCGTTGATTACTAAGTTTTCAGTTTCAAACTCTAGCATCTTATTTTGTATGATGCATGTTAGCATCTTCATATCCTTCTCAATCTCTTTAGTTTCCTTTGATAACTCTTTTTTAGTATCTTCCATAGCAAAATAATCTTGAACTGTTTTAGCATCTATATCAATGCTTGGAACTTTCTCATATTTATTACCAAATCCTTGAAACTCAGCTTTAAGATATTCACATTCAGCCTCACATCCATTAAGTTCAGGGGCTATGTCGTTATCAAGGTAATATTGGAATCTTTTTGTTATTTCATAAGCTTGAGTGATTAGTTTATCATCTCTTTCAATCTCATAAACTCTAGTAAATCTATTATCTACAAATCCAACTAAAAATCCCTTAGTTTTTCCTAATACTGCAAGTTGTTGTTGTACTTGTGCAAAATACTTGTTTGGAACTTCCTCTCTCTCCCACTCATAAGCTGTATAACTATTTCCAGTTTTCAACTCTACTGGATACCATTCACCTTCTATTTTTACCCAGCTATCAGGGGTACAACTCCATAAAGGATAGTTTTTATTTGCTACAACTTGATTACCCTTTAATGTGTCTTGGATCTTAATATTGAACTCTTTCTCAAATAGTACTGGAAGATGTGCAATTATAAAATCTTCTGCATAGTGTCCAAAGTCCATTGCTACCTGTGAGTTAAAAGAGATCTCTTTTTTATATCTTCCTTTTCTCTCCTCAAACATTAAGAAAGGACTTGTGTATTTATCAGGTCTATCAAGCAAGTTATTTCTGTAAGCATTGTCACAAATAAGAACTGATGTGTCTGTTGCTCCTATTCTTCTATGATTTAACCATTCTCCATCTCCTGAACATTCCCCAGTGAATAGAACTTCACTATCATGTAGATGTATAGTATTTTCTTCTATTAATTTTTCCAATTCTGCTTTTTTCAATGTCCAAAAACCTTTTAAACCTAATTCCTTGCATTTAGCTCTAAGCTCTTTAACTGTCATACTCTTTCACCTCTTTTAAATTTTTGACATGGCTCTCATCAGTGTGAGAGCTGTGTTAAAAACTTAATTTTATTCTATTGGTACAGTAGTTTTTTTATATGCTTTTGCTTTTAAAGTTTGAATAAAACTTTCAGGGGCTCCAGCTTCTCTAAATAATGCATTATATAGAATTTGGCATATATCTTCTGCTTCTTTTTTGTTGAGATCTATAGGTGTTTCAATTTGAACTCCAAGATCAGCATCATTTGTAGAAATGGTTATTTTAGTTTCTAATTTCATTTGTTCCTCCTTAAATCTATTTAGTAAAAATTCTAACCATCATGTAAAAATCTGTTATTGTCATTTCTTTCACTGGATAACCTAATCCAGCAAGTTTGTTCATCATTTTTTTATAATCTGATAGTTTCATAGTTCCCTCCTCCTAGGCTGTGTATTGCTCTAATAGTTCCGCCATTCTTCTAATTGTTGCCCATAAATATTGATTATCTGGGAACTCATTAACCTCAAGTTCACTGTAAGCATCTTTTTTTAAGTCTTCGCATTCAATTCCGAAGTATTCCAATTTTTCAATAATGTTTTCAACTAAATCTCTCATAGTACCCTCCTAAGTTTTGGTAATTAACCAGTTACCTTATTCTTGTGTTAATTGTAAACTAATTAATTACCGTTGTCAAGTATTTTTTTTACTTTTTGGGAAAAATATTATATAATTGTTAATAAGAAGCATAACAAGGAGGAGTATATGGGGTTTGGTGAAACATTAAGTAAAATAAGAAAAGAAAGAAAGGATACTTTAAGAGATTTAGGTGAAAAATTAGGGGTTTCACATGTATATATCAACAATGTTGAAAAAGCAAAAACTCCTGCAAGTAAAAATTTTTTTGAAAAAGTTGTTAAATGTTATTCAGAAAATGAAAAGGAACTAACAGAGGCTTATATAGAAGAGGTCTTACCAGATGGAATAGCTAAAAAAGTTCTACAAGACAATAAGTTCTTATTGGAAGAAGGAAATGATAAAGATCTTTTAAATTATCTTATGGCAGATTCTACCGCTGAAAATAGAAAGGCTGTATTAGAATTGATGATTCTACAAAGAGAAGTAGAAGCAAGGAAAAATGGAACATATGAAAATAGAAAGGCTGAATTAGAAGCCATAAAAAAAGAAATTGAGAAATTATGATAAAAAATTTCTTTAAAATATGATAAAATGAAGGTGAAAAATTATTGGATATAAATAGTAATATTTCAAAAGAAAATAAACGTATGATTTTAGGGACTTTTTTTCAACTTATTTTTTGTTTATTTTTTATTTATGCAAAGTATGAAAGTAAAGAAGAATATATACTTGCTATAATCATTTTTATATGTCCATTTGCATTGGATAATATTGTAGGAGCTTGTACTTCTGATACAGCAATAGGAACGTTTTCATATTTAATTATACTTGTTTTATTTGCTGCATTAATATTACCATGTTTCTTTTATAAATTGGAATATATTCCAAGTATTGAGCATGGAGTTTTCAGCTTTTATATGAGTGAAGGGAAAATTAATTTTTTTATTACAATTTTATCTATGGCATCTAAAATAGTTGGATCTAAATTGTAATAAAAAGAAAGGGGAAGTAATGAAATTTGAAATAGTTTTTTTACCAGTAATAAGTGGTGGAATTTTAGGAATATTTATGGGATTATTTCTACAAGTATATTTTAAAACAGCAGAAATATTCGAAGATAAAAAGATAAAAACTTCATGTTTTTTATTATCTATTAAATTATTTATAGAACTTTTAAAAAATATGAAAGAATTTTTAAAAGAAACATCTTTAAAAAAATATTTACTACCAAAAGTTGAAAAATATTTAAAAGAAAAAAATGCTATTTTTATAAAAAAAGATATTATAAATTTAGAAATAGAAAAAACAGTAAAAGCATTAGAAGGAATTAATAAAAAAACAATAAAAGTTTATGAAATTTTAGATGATAATTCTTCAAATCTTTTTATAAAAGGAGAACTAACTGAGAAAGTAACTCAAAGTAAAAATCTACCTAAGTTTGAGAATTTAAAAGGAGTTGAGACATCATTATGGCAATTCAAGTCAATATAGTAGGAACCACTTTAAAAGCATCAAGTTTTTTTAGGGAAGATACATCAGAAAGTCCAGCTTTCAAGGTAGATATCAATATAAATTTAAGATCTGAAAAAATACCTGAAAACTTAAAAGAATATAAAGGAAATTCAAAATTAGAAATTTTTATAAAAACAGAGGAAAATATAGTTGAATATAAAGGAGAATATATAGTTGAATACCAAGCTAATGATGAATCTTTTTTACACCAACATGAAGTAGATGAAACAGTTGTAAAAAAAGCTTTAAAAATTATTTTTAAACAAATAGAATTAGTTTTTAGTTCAGCAGGATTTGTTGATTTTAAATTACCTATTGATAATCTTGAAAAAATAGGATAATCAATATAAGAATATATTTAAGACTAGATTAATTTCTAGTCTTTTTTTATTTTTTGTTGACTTTGGTAATTAAATAGATTACAATATAAAAAATAATTTGGTAATTTAATAATTACCTGAAAGGACGGTAAAATGTTTTATGAAAATATTTATGTTCCGTTGTATAGAGAAGTAAGACTCAATTTTAAAAATTATGAAGAAGTTGCAAAAAATATGGGTGTAACTAGGCAATGGATAAGACAAATTTTAAAAAAATTAGAAAATGGACAAAGTTTAAATTTAAAAACACTGGAAAAAATTTGTGATGGATTAGGCTATGAAATAGTTGTAAGAAAAAAAGAAGAAAAAAATACAGCAAAATAAAATTACTTTGCTGTATTTCTATCATAATCTTTAATCATTGATATAATTTTTTCTAATTGTTTTTTAGTAGTTATTTCATCAGATTTTTTCATATAAAACCACTTCCCTTATAGATAATTATTTATAGTTATATATAATTATAGATAACTTAATTATAATGCAAGTGTGTAAAAAAATCAATATAAAAAATTGAAATAATAAGGAGGATTATGATTTTTGATATTTCGCTAAAAGATGAAAGAGTAGTTCTTGAAATTACCGAGGAAAAATTAAGAGTAGCTAAAACTCAAGATATGATAATTAAAATATTAGAAAATTTTCCCAATGTGGAAAATATGAATGATCAAGAAATTAAATTTAGAAAGCATGAACCAAATATAAAAAGAATATTAAAAGAATTAGAAGAGGAAGAAAAAAATTGAAATAATGAAGAGTGCCAAGGAGGTGGAGCATTGGAGAAGAGAGAAACTCTAGAAACAGAATTAAACAATTTATCACTAAAAATTGTGGAAACAAGAGTGGAGCTAGAGATCCTAAAAATAGATAAATATCAAACAGAACAGATAAAGCTACTGGAAGGACAAATTTCAGCAATGTATGAATATTTAGATAAGTTAATTTTAAGGATTGCCATATTGAAAAATAAAGAAATGAAACTTCCTCCTTTTGTTGTGAGAGTTTAGGATAGTATAAAAATTTCTTAGAAAGGAGTGAAAAATGGAACACAGTTTTTTAGAATATTTTACACTGGTATTTTCAATAATAACTCTTGTAATAGTTTTTATTGGTACTGATATAGGCATACCAGTAGAAATAGTTGAGGGATTACCTTATCTTTCTTTAGGGTTTAGTATTGCAAATATTCTTTGTAATAGAGATTAATTACTTATGGATAAATTTTAAGATTTGAATCAAGGAGAATAAAGCATTGGAGAAGAAAAATAATTTAGTAATGGAAAAAGGGAAAATAATATTAAATGGAAATGAAATTCCTTTGGTGTGGAATTATGAATTAACTAAAAAAACAGTTCCAATCAATGAAGATCCTAATAAACTTACTGATGAAACTGTTTTAAAGTTAGAAATTGTTATTGATGGAGATATTAGTATTAGAAATTCTTAGAAATAAGATTAGACACAACATTGGAAGCAATATCTTTTAAAACATCTAAAGAAAAAGAGCCTACTTTTTTAGCTATATCTTTAGTAGTATTCCAATTATTTTCAGAACGAATATTAGATAAAAATGTATGTCCTAAAGGGCTTAAATCATCAATGAAAAAGCATTCTACTTTATACTTACCAAGAAGGTATTTAAAGTGTATACATTGTTGAAGATGATAAAAGAATTCTTCTTTTGAGTAAGATCCACAATAGTTATTAAAATTTGAATAATCTATACAAATTTTATTCCCATGCAAAGTTAAAGGTTCTATCGTTAGAAGAATATAACGTATACAGTCAGGATTTAGAATCATAGTTTTTCCCTCCGATCTTTTATAAGGTGTTGTTGCAAATATATTATAACTTTTTGGAGGGTTTAAATCAATGTTAGGAGGTGATGAGATGTCAGGATTTACAACTTTTGGTATTGTGTTCTTTTCTGTAATAGCTGGTATAGCTATTGGTTGGATATGGAAGGGAAAAAAAGATAAAAATATAAAAAAATAATTTTTGAATATCATTTTGCTGACGTCGGCAATATGCTTGTTGATGTCAACAAAATGGTAGTTTGCCTTTATTGGAGCATATCAGCAAGTGCTATGAATCACTTTCCTGAAAATATAAAATCCCATAAGTAAGCTGGTATGTTCCAACAAGGGCAATCACTCATTATTATTCAATATTAAAAATTGGAGGTGAAAAGCCCCTTTAAAATTTTTGTTTCCAATTTTGTGCCCTTGGAGGAGATGATTAAATTCAAATAGTTAGATTTTAGCGGCAAATTTTGGTTAGCTCTCTGCATCGATCGTGGAGCTAGATTTATAATTTTTAAATTTCTATTTGAAAAAAATATTTGTTAAAAAATGCCTATTGAAAAATCATCGTAATAGCTGTGCCGTGCAACTCACACGAGTTGAAAAAATAATAAATAATTATTTTTATTTGGTATCTGTTCATCATCTTTAAGCCACTAGATCCAAGGGTCTTAGAAGATGGTGGGCAGTTACAAAATAAAAAAAGAGAGGGGTCTAGTGGCATAGTCCCTCAGTAGGAGGATAATATGAGAGAGATGAGAGAAAGAGACTGGTTTTGGTTAGATAATGCTTTAGTAGATAGATATGATCTCAATATCTATGAGAAGATGTTGTATGTTTGTTTAGCTAGACATATAGGAAGTAATGATTATGCTTATCCAAAACTTGAAACTTTAGCAAAAGAATTAGGAATAAAAGATACTAGAACTATAGTTAAGCACACAAAAAGTTTAGAACAAAAAGGTCTAATCACAGTTGAAAGATTAAAAGGAAAAGCAAACAGATATTATCTTAATAATGTCAAAGTAGATACATCAAATGTACCTACATTAGATGATACTACATTGAATGTACCTACATCTGATGTACCCCCAGTACCTACATCAAATGTACCTACAAGTACCTACATCCCATGTGGGTCTAAGAATATACATAAAGAAGATACAATTAAGAATAAAGAAAGAGAGAAAGAGGCAGAGCCTGATCCTGTTTCTAACTCAGGAGGATATTATCAAGAAATAAGAATGTTACTTGCTAGTTATAAAATCAACTATGAGAAGATAGCAAGACTAGGTAAACCTATTTCACGTATTAAAGAAGTTCTTAAAATAGCCAAGGAAAATGGTAAAAGTGAGGGTTGGATAGTAGGAGCATTAACTGATGATTATAACCTTGAGTATTTTTATAAACCTAGGGAAATAAAAAAAGAGGCTGCTAAAAAGAAAAGTGGAAAAGTTATAAATAGTTCTGAATATGAAGATTTTTCAGAGGACTATTTTGAAAAATACATAGGAAAAGGGGAGGAAATAGCATAATGAAATGTCAATATTGTGGAAAAGAATATATAAAAAACAGTGCTGATTTAAGCTATATGCCTGAATTTATGCAAGAAAAACTTAAGTATATTCCAGCTTGTAACTGCTTGGAGAAACTGCATGAGCAGGAAATGGAAGCACTTAGAAAGAAACAGGATGAAGAAAGTAGAATGAACAGAGTTAAAAAGTTCATGGATATATCTGTAGTTGATGCCAAGTTTTTTAAAAGTACCTTTGAAAATGCTGATATGTCAAGTAAGCATATGAGAACTGCTGAAAGATATGCAAAAAGTTTTCTAACAAAAAATCAAAATGTAGGGATGTTACTGTATGGAGGAGTTGGAACTGGTAAAACTTATGCAACTGCTTGTATAGCTAACTATCTAAGAGAACACGGAAAAAGTGTGTTTGTTATGAACCTTGGGCTATATTTCAACAAGCTAAAAATAGAATGGGAAAAGGAAGAAAAGGCAGTTCTTGAAAATGTTAAGAAATGTGATTTATTAATCATTGATGACTTTGGTGCTGAAATGTCTTCCAATACTGAGACTATTACTTGGAGAGATGAGAAGATATTTAATTTGATTGATACAGCTTACAGATCTGAAAAGCCTTTGATAATATCTACAAACTTAAAATATCATGAAGATCTTTCTAAGTGTGAGATTGAAAAGAATTTAGGAAGTAGGATAAGAGATAGGGTTGTAGATATGTGTTACCCAATTGCAGTTATTGGAAAAAGCAGAAGGGGGATTAATAAAGAAACTTTCTGGGAGAGTATAGCATAAGGAGATGATGAGATGTCTAATAGAGTTTATCCAGAGGTTATAGCAAGCTATGAGAATAAGAATTACCTTGTTTATCTTTATGAGTGCTATAACGAGGAAGGGAAATATTATTACTTGAGTGGAGAACCAAAGGCACTAAGATCAGGTTATACTTTTTCTAAGAGATTTAGCTCTGAATACTCAATGCAGTATATAGAGAGCTGGTTAAAAGAGTGCATTGGAGAGTTCAGAAAGTGTGAGGGAGATGAGGAAAAAGAATGAAAAAGAAAATAAAGAAGTACATAAAAGTTGACATCTTTAGAGGGGCATTCTCAAAGAGATATAAAGAAAGATTTATTGAAATCGTGGAGGTAGAAGGATAATGAGTATTACAAGAGATATGCTTAAAAAATCATATACACATGTAAAGGAATTGCAAGGACTACAAGGTGTAGCAGTTAGAAAGCTTGGAACTAAAGAGGCAGTTGAAAAAGCTTTTCAGGATCTCTTTGATGAGTATGCTGATAGAAAGTATTTAGTTAAAGATGAGAAACTTAATAAAACTATCAATGATTTGAGTGAGATAAATAAAAAAATCTTAAAAGAAAACTGTACATTGAAAACTAAAAACCATGATTTAGAATCTATAGTTTTAGATAAAAATGCTATCATCTCAGAGATGAAAACTGAAAATAATAAATTAAGAACTCAACTTCAAGAGAGTGACAAAAAAGAGATGAAACTTAATGAAGATATTGAAGAGCTATGTAGATTAAATGATTCCCTTTTAAGTAAAATAAAAAAACTTTCTCCTAAGTGGTGGAAGTTTTGGAAATGGTAGAAAGCCAAATTCAATCTGCTATCATTGATTATTTAAGTATCTTAGAGAACCAAGGGAAACTATTTTTTCAGAGGACTAATAATAATACTGTGTATGATCCAGTAGGTAAAAGATTCCGTAGTCTTGCTAAAGGTCAGAAAAAAGGTTTTCCTGACTTGCTTATATTATTTAAAGGTAAATGTCTTGGAATTGAAATTAAGACAATTACAGGACGTCAGAGCAAGGAACAAAAAGAGATTGAACAGCAGTTTAAAAAGAATGGAGCAGAATATTATATAGTCAGAAGTCTTAAAGATGTTGAGAAAATCCTAAGAGGAGAATAAAATGTATTACAGATGCAAGAAGTGCAATAGATTTTTAGCTAATGTTGAAAGCTCTGAAAAGTTTACTTTGATAGGGAAAAAAATAACACTTGAAAATGGTAAATTATACATTGAGTGTAAATGTGGAGAAAAAACAGAGATTATCTTAGAAAAAACAAGTATGAATTGAATAATAGAGCTTATTATGATATAATTATAAGAAATGAATATTAATAAGACTCGTAACTAAAGGGTTAGATAAATTACATAACGTGGATTGTGTAATTTTTCTAGCCCTTTTTTTATTTTCAATTTTCAGGAGGTGTGGCAGATGACGTGAACAATTATGAATTAGCTAAGATTGATTATAGCAATGGGATGAGCACTAAAGAAATAGCTGAAAAATATAATGTCTCTGTTGCTACTGTAAGAAAATGGAAGTCACGTCACAACTGGGATAGTGTGACAAAAAAACGTGACAAAAACGTGACAAGTAAAAAGGCTAAAGAAGTGGCTAAAATACTAGTCGAAGAGGGTGCAACTATAAGAGAAGCATCGGCACAAAGTGGCACAAGTATTGATGTAGTAAAAAAGATTAGTGCTAAAGAAAATCTACAGCAATCACAACTTGAATATCTTAAAGAGTTTAGAAATAATCAGAGGAAAAAAATAAGAGAAAATAAGCTGAAAAGATTGATGTTAAATGATGAGATCTTAGAGGCTATTGAGTACGAATTAAGTAACTGGCAAGAAAATGGAAGAGTTTCCAAGGCAGCTATTGAAAAGCTTTTAATGTCTGAGGAACTAGAGCAAAAAATATTTGAACTAGATAGAATTGAAAGACTGGAAAAATTAGAAATAGATAAAAAGAAAGCTACAACAGAACAGAGTGGAGCAGAGAAAAAGCTGGATCAGTACATAAACACTCTTATGGAGGCATTGGATGAAGAATAATCTAAGAAAGTTATATACAAGAAAGCAGATTGAAGCTCTCAAATGTTTTAAAAAAAATTTTTGGCTCTTAGTTCTACATGGAGCAAAAAGAGCAGGGAAAACAGTGGCAGATAATGATCTATTTTTATTAGAGCTTAAAAGAGTCAGAAAGATAGCTGATAAGCTTAATATTCCAGAGCCTCAGTATATTCTTGCAGGAAACTCATTAGGATCTCTTGCTCGTAATGTGCTAATAGAATTAACTAACAAGTATGGTATTGAGATTAATTTTAATAAGCATAATGAATTTAAGCTCTTTGGAGTAAAAGTGTGTTGTTTTGGACATGGAACAATTAGAGATATGGCACGTATAAGGGGGATGACTTCCTTTGGTGCTTATATTAACGAGGGAACAACAGCAGTTGAGGAAGTAGTCAGAGAGATATTAAATAGATGCTCAGGAGAAGGTGCTAGGGTAATGATGGACACTAACCCTGATAATCCTGAACATTATATTAAAACTGACTATATTGATAAAGCTGATAACAATAAAATAATTGAGATTCATTTTGAATTAGATGACAATGATTTTCTTACTGATGAGTATAAAGAAAATGTTAAGTCAACAACTCCAACAGGACTATTTTATGACAGAGATATTTTAGGGCTTTGGGTAAATAGTGAGGGAGTTGTCTATAAAGATTTTAATAAATCTATGATTCTTGCTAGATACAATAAGCAAAACATAATTAAATATTTTGCTGGTGTTGACTGGGGTTATGAACACTTAGGATCTATTGCAGTTATTGGAGTAGATGGACTAGGTAATCATTTGCTAGTTAAAGAGATAGTAGCTCAATATGAAGAGATTGATTATTGGGTACAACAAGCTAAAGAAGTTGTAAAAGAGTTTGGAAATATAGATTTTTATTGTGATTCTGCTAGACCTGAACACGTGGCTAGGTTTAGTCGTGAGGGATTCCAAGCACATAACGCTAATAAAGAAGTTTTATCAGGTATTGAGGTAGTTGCTCAATTAATGAAAACTAATAAATTATATGTCTTAGATAGTTGCAGTCACTTCAAAAAAGAGATTTACAACTATGTGTGGGATAAGAGTAAAGGAGTGCCTATTAAAGCAAATGATGACTTATTAGATGCTTTAAGATATGCAATATATTCAGAAAGCTCTAAGCAAAAATCATTTGAAAGATGGACAGGTAAAGAATGGGGGAATTATCTTGATAAGGGAGTTAAGTAAAGAAGAGATAAAAGAGATTGAGGATTATATCCAAACTCTCAAAGGAGAAGAGGAATATAAAAACTATTTCTATGGATCACAAAAACAAGGATATGCAGATAGAGGTTTTCTTCTAAATGATTCTTACTACTGTGATGTAGAAATATACAACAGCATCCCTTTTATTGGTATGTTCAAACTTCCAAACATGGAAAATTATTCTTTAAAATCAATAATTTACTTATTTGATAGCATCTTAAAAGAATATGGATGCATAGGAGTGTGGAGAACAGCAGAAAATAAGCAGGTTGAGAGTCTACATAATCACATTAAGAGAAGATATAAAAATGTTACTGAAATAAAAAAAGATAACTTAATAATTATCATTGTTAAGGAGGTGACAAGATGCAAACAGAAATTGAATATAGTTTAAAAAATAGAATTGAAAATCATATAAAAAAGCATAAAGGTGGCTTTATTGGTGATGTCTTAGGTAGTGTTACTGGGGGATTGATAGGGAATGACCCTAATGAGGAAGCTAAGAAAGAGGCTAAAAGACAAAGAGAAGAGGCTGAAAGATTAGCAAGAGAGAGAGAACAGCAACAACAAAGAGAAGATAAATTCAATAAAGATGTTCAAAAAGATAGTGAAGTTATGGCAAATCAGCAAGTTGAGGAGCAAAAAAAGGGTAAACCTACTACATCTGTAGATTTTAGTAGTGCAGTTAAAGGATATAGTTCTGATGAGTCTGATGAGGACAAGCTAAAAAAAGCTTTTAGGAGGAGATAGTTATGGCATTGGTAACACAAGATAAATTAAAACAACTCTTCCAACAAGCACAAGACTATAAGTCTGATATAAAAGAAAGCTATAATGAAACTTTTAAATTAACAGATCCATTTTTTGAGATTAAGGACAGTGGTAAAAGGGAAAAATTAGAGAGAAGAAAGATTGACTCAGTTATTCTGACATCTCAAAGATTTTTATGTAACTTTATAATGACATCTATTTTCTCAAGAAGTGGAAGTTGGGCAATGCTTAAAACTAATCCTGTGGCTTATAAAGAGATGACAGCAACAGATGGAGAAGTTGCTAAAGGTGCTATTGAAAATCTAAACAGGTTAATGGGAAAAAATAGCAATACTGTTTATGAGCTAAATGAGACTACTAATTACTATACAGAAACTGCCAAGGCTGTTATGGACTGTATAAGGGTAGGAACAGGAATAAGGAAAATAGTTGAACTTAAAAGTAATTCTAAACCTTTTACTTATGAGTATATAAACATGGACAACTTCTATTTTTTAGAGGATAGTTTCGGACATCCTACAATCACATTCAAAATTCATTCAGGTAAAAACTTACAACAGTTAAATGATATGTTCGGACATATCAATGGTTGGAAGTCACCTAGTGAAATGACTGATGAAGAGGATCTGAAAAAAACTATAAATGTTATTGAAAGTGTAATACCTGACTTCAATGAGGCTGATTCTACAGTAGTTTATTATCATCTAGTCCATACGGAGAATTTTGATGAGTTGCTTTTAGAGGAAGTACTAGACTATCAACCTTACAGAGTTTTTAGATGGAGTACTGACAGTTCAAATCCTTGGGGAGTTGGTATTGGTAGAGAAAATACAGATCTATTTACTGACTTAGAAAATTATAAAACTAAGAGATTAACACATGTAGATAAAATTGTAGATCCTCCATTAAACTTCAAAGGGAATATTGATTTGATTTATAAGGTCAGTCTTGAGGCAGGAGCAAAGAACTATGCAGGTGATGGGCTAAGTGCTGAAAATGATTTAGGAGTTCAACCAATAAACCTTGGAACTAATCTTATTCCAGTTGAACAGGATATAGCAGACTGTAGACAGAGAATAAGAGAGGTATACATGGCACAGCCTTTGGGTGATGTCTTAGACACTAGAAATAGAAGTGCAACTGAAATGAGTTTAAGACATGAGATGTTTAGAAAGGAATTTTCAGGAGCTTATGAGCTTATAAATACAGAGTTATTGCAGCCAACTTTTATGGATGCTTATATCATTTTACAGAAAAAAGGATTGTTGGAAGATTATAGCAGTATAGAGGGTGGAGATACAGGGAATAACAAGTATTTAGAGTTCTCTCAGATTGTATATCTTAATGAATTAACTAAGAATGCAGGTAGGGAGAGAGTAATGGATGCAGTAAGTTGGTATCAAATCAATGCTGAAATTACTGATGAGAATAGAAGAAAATACCTTATAGATATTCCAAGTTTTAATAAATGGAGTGCTGAAATGATGAGAATACCAGCTGAACTTATTCCTAACAGCACAGATGTTCAAAATGCTATTAAGAGAGATGAGCAAATAGCACAACTAGCACAACTAGGGCAAGTACAAAATGCAGGACTTCAACAACAAGTTGAGGCTATAGCAGGAGGCATTCATGGAGAATAGAGATAAAAGAGATAAATATAATAAACTCTTAGCTAAATTCTGTTCTAATGATGAGTTAATAGAACTAATAGAAGAGTGTGAGCTAGATGAGAGAGGGAAAAGAGAGTTTCATTATTTGAAAACTAATAGATACCCTGAACAGAGGGAATTATTAGGAAAATTAAAAACAGATTTAATTTTAAAAAGAAGAGAGGTGTTAATGGATGGAAGAAATAGTTGATTTAGGTCAAACTACAGAAGAAACAGTTGAGCAAGGTCCTGATGTGTCTGAAATAACTGGAGGAGTTGGTGGAGATGATACCAATGATTTGATAACTGATAACACAGAAGATGGAGCAGAGGAACAACAAATAGATGGTACTGAGTTTGATCCTGATAATTTAGAATTTGATGACAGTGTAGAGGCTAAATTTGGAGATTATGACCTTACTGCTTTTAAAGATAGAATAAACTTTGATAATGATGAGGTTAGAGAGTTATTCAATAACCAAGCGGCAGAGTTAAAAGAGCAAGGATTTACTCAAAAGCAAGTTGAATATCTATTAAATAAAGAAATTGAACACGCTTTAAAGAGTAGAGAAACAGAGGCATTTAATAAAGAAAAGGTAAAAGCTGAACTACAAAAATCATTATCTCTACAAGAAAAGAGAGATTATAAAGCAGTTGGGCAGTTTTTAAAAGAAATAACTCAAAGTGATGAGCAGTTAAATAAAGTTTATAAGGAAGCTATGAGTAATCCAATAGTTTACAAGTTACTTCATAGAGCTTTTATAAAAGGTAATGGTGGAAAACCTTTAGGATTAGGAACTACTAAGGGAAGTAAGGAAGTTAGATCGCAAGGCATGACACTTGATAGAGCTATCAGTGAATATACTGACTATCTAGCTAAGCATCTAGGAGATGGAGAAGATAGAACCCCAATTGTTAATAAACTTATTAAGGATCTATCAAAGGAACAACAAGAGCAATTTAAAAAAACTTTTAACTTAAAATAAAAAAAGGAGATGGTAAAAAATGGCAACTACAAATACAGTACAACAAAATTTTAGTACAGCAGTTTTAGCATGCATGGACCAACTTAAACCAGCTGGATTAAAAACTTTTGGAGAAAGAAAAACACAAGAAGGGGGAGAGTCAATCACTTTCTACAGATATAAAGGTGGAAAAGCTAAAGATGGTGTACCAACAATGTTTGATTCTAGTTTCTCAGGAGATGGACCAGACTTTTCTAAATTTGTGGCTACTATTGAATATGTTTCAGCACAAGATAAATTATCACAAGCTGAAATGAAAAAAACTAAATTAAACTTAAAGGATCCAATTGTCAACAGACTTACAAATGCAGTTTTAACAAAAGAAGATGAAAAGATTATAGAGAAGATAACAGAGTCAGATGCTAAGTTAAATAAAGCAGGTAGTGCAACATTAGACCCTACTACTTTAGATGCGGCTAGAACACTTTTAGCAGAAATTAGAGATTGTTATGTATCTGCTGAAATGACTCCTGACGGTAAAAAAGGTGTTGCAATAGTTATGAATAGAGAAGATTATAAAAGATTCTCTACATCTGATGCATTCATCCATGGAGATTATAAAGATGCAATCACTGGTGGAGATGGAGTTTTACCTTTATCAATGAAAGGTGCTGAAATATTTATATCTCAATTAGTAGACTCAGGAACTGTTTATATTATTCCGTCAAACTCTTTCGGTTATGCTGAGTGGGAAGGTTCAGTAATTCCAACAGCTAAATTCTATGAAACTGATGGTTTAAGATGGCATCTACAAGTTGTTAAGTCAACTGGATCAGTAATTATAGAGCCTAACTTCATCACTAAGTTATCTCTAAAGCCTACTGAGTCAGCTAGACCAGCATCTTTAATGGACTAAAATAAATAAACCTAACTAAGGCTTGAGGCTTAAAAGAGCCTTGAGCCTTTTCTTATAGGAGGAAATTAATGGCAAATGAAGATTATAAAAGTGATCAAATTGTTGAGATAGTCAGAGAGTTTGATAATACAGGGAACAAATATGAAGTCAATGGCTTAGAACTCAACAAGATGATACCTTTTTGGAGAAAAGATAAAGGTAAATTTTATGCATTAGCAAAAGGGCAATATAAATATCAGGAAGAAAGTTCAAATACTTATCTAGTTATTCAAGATGAAACTATACTAGGACAGGCTACAGAGTTCCAATTAGTTTATATCTATTCACAAGATTCTAGTAAGTATATAGAAGATTTTCCTGACTTAGCTATCTTAGTAGATAAATATAATCAGCTTGTAGATGATACTACAAAGTTATTTACTTATTTAAAGAACACTGGAATTAAAGCAGATACATTGAAAATGACAAAAGTTCTAGTACAACTAGAGCCTTTTACAGTTCTCTATATGAATGATAGTGGAGAGCTAGAGGCATTACCTGTTAGTGAAATGTATAGCAAATTTGATTCTATGGTTAATAAAGCATATGAAGAGGTTAAAAGTTTATTACTTACTGATAAAAACAGTATGTCACAAGAATTGAGAAAAGAGACTGATGGGTTATTAGGAGAGCTTAACACTTTAAAAAATAAACTAGCTACTGCTTTGGAAACTTTAACAGAAGAATGTAAGAAAGCAATAACTAAACATAAAGATGATGTAGTTATCCCTAGTATAGATGATTATGTAATAGACACATCTAAACCTAGCATTGATAGACATGTAGATGATAAAAAGATAGAGCTTAACAAGTTTATTGAGGATAATAAGAGTAAATTGAAGGGAGATAAAGGGGACACAGGAGAAAGGGGAGAACAAGGACCTGTCGGACCTAAAGGGGACTCTATAAAAGGTGATAAGGGGGACAAGGGTGATACTGGAGAAAACGGAATCAGTATTAAATCTGTTAGCTTTGTAGAGACTACAACAACTGGAAATAAGTATAATGTCAATCTAGATAATAGAAATGTTGCAGGTACTTTTATAGCTCTTAAAGGGGATAAAGGTAATAAGGGTGATAAAGGGGACAAGGGTGATAAAGGGGACCAAGGAAACACAGGTATTACAGCACCAATACAAGGTCAATACGCCTTAGAAGTTGAGCCTAACGGAGATTTGTATGTGGTTTACCCTGATGAAACTACACCACCAACATTTACATTAGAATCTAATGGTGATTTATTTTTAGAAATAGATTAAGAAAGGAGCTGGTAAAATGGCAAGATTAAAGATAGGTAATATAAAAGGACCTACTGGGGCAACTGGTCAAAATGGGGTAAGTATTACTGGGATAGAACTAAAAGAAACTTCAACAAATGGAAGTAAAGTCTATAATCTTATTTTAAGTAATGGTAACAAATTAGAGTTTACAGCACCAATAGGACCTATTGGAAACACAGGACCTAAAGGAGAACAAGGGGTTCAAGGAGTTCAAGGGGTCGGAATTAAAAGCATAGTCTATAAAAATAATGATAGTAGCGGTGGAAATGTCTATACTATAACACTTACTAATAATAACACTTATGAATTTACAGCACCAAAAGGGGCTAAAGGAGATAGAGGAGAAAAAGGAGAACCTGGAGAAAGTACAGCAGTCAGTTTAAGATGGGATGACATTTTAGAAAAGCCTAGTTCGTTTCCATCAGCTTGGGGTAGTGTGGCAGGGAAACCTAGTTCATTTACACCATCAGCACATAATCACGCTTGGTCGGAAATAACTGGTAAACCTACTGTTTTTCCTACTAGCTGGAGTAATGTTTCAGGTAAACCTGCCACTTTTCCACCTGATTCACACACTCACCCTTATTTGTCAACAAGTGGTGGTACTGTTAATGGCAACTTAACTGTAACAGGTGAGTTTTTAGCTAATGGAGATGTAACAGCCTTTTCAGATAGAGAGTTAAAAGAAAACATAAAACCTTTAAAAGAGAATTTTATAGACGATTTACAAGTATATAGTTATAACTATATAGGAAAAGACAGTATCAGATACGGAGTTATAGCTCAAGAACTACAAAAAATTTATCCTAATTTAGTTATTGAAACTGAAAAAGAAATTAATGAAAGAAAAGCTCTTGCAGTAAGGGATAGAGATATTATTTATTTACTTCTAGATGCTTATCAGAAACTAAGTAAAAGGGTATCTGAATTAGAAAGAGGTGAGTAGTATGGCACTACCATCAACAGGAACTATAACAATGGGTCAAGTTAGGGTTGAACTTAGAAAAGATGGAAGTTTAAATTTAGGAAATACAGATGTTAGAACTGTAGCTGAAAAACCTAGTGGAACAATAAAAATGAGTGATTTACATGGTAAAACAGGCTGGATTGAATCTGTAAGCTTTGATATAGGAGTTACATTTGAAAAAACTGGTGATTGGTCTAAAACTTTTTCTTGTAAATTAGGTTTATCACAAAGAAATATAGGAGTAACTTTTAGGTATAGTAAAAGATTAAATACAACAAGTAGTGGGAATACAACATACACTATTTCTTTTCGTGTTAGCATTAATGGTTTAGAAAATAATGAAAAAGCAGAAATAAAATTTAAGTTTGGTTATAATGATTATATAAAAACTTTTGGAAATTGTGAAGAAGAAGGTTTAACAGGTAGTACAGGATCTATGAATAATAATGCTACAATAAATACAATAAGATTTTTTATTCAATAAGTCGGAGGTAAATATATGTCAAATTCAGATAAAAAATTAAACAGGGGGGTAGAAGTAACCCTATAACCCTTAATACTATAAATGAGAAAGTGAGAACACTAGAGGGAACAGGAAGAGTTACACCGATTAAGATGAGTGATTTGAATAGTAGGATAACTTCTATTGAAAGTGCAAAACATTTTGAAGAATATTCATGGAGTGGAACAAGTAGATATTTCACAATACCAGAAAAATATAGAGAAGGTTGGAATTTTCTTGTTATAGAATGTTATTATTTACCTAGAAGCGGTTCACAAAGAGCTAGAATACATGTTGTAAGGAATGGTGTAACTAGTATTAGCTCAGGGGCAAAAGAAGTTGATTATAGAATTGTAAGAAGTGGAAATGATTTATTTGTTTCAGGTTCTGATGATGTTCAAGGAACGAAATTGACAGTACTATGGTATAAATAGGAGGCTAAACAATGCAAAAATATTATTATTTAGATAAAAATATAGTTATAAATGAACATAAGTGCTATGTCTTAGGTGTTTATGATGAGCCTTTAGAAAATGCACAAGACTTTTTTAGAATGTTTTTTAAAGATGAAACCTTAGAGGTAACTCATTATCTAGGAGAAGAAATTCCGACAGTTCCAGTTATGAATGGAGATGTAGTTAGACCAGCAAATCCAAGAGAACTTGTTGAGCTAGGATTTATAGCTTTAGATGATGGAGCATATATTGAGGGAGATAATATCGTTAAGGTAGATAGCCCATCATGGCAATATATGTGGAATAAAGATGAAAAGAAATGGATTCCTAATCCTGAAATGTTAAGAGATGGTGAGTATATAGAGGGTGAAGAGATAAAATCAGTTGTTATGCCTATTGATTTAGTAGTTCCTAAATGGAATAAAGAACTTAAAACTTGGGAAGATGGAGCAACTGATGAAGAGTTAAAAGAATATTATTTTAATAAAATTAACACTTATAAAGCTGAAATATTGGAAGTAGGATTTGATTTTAATGGGCATCAGCAAAAGTGCCGTGAAAAAGATTTGGCTTTACTTGGTAATGCAATAGCAGCAAACGAGGACGCTCAACCATTTACAACTGTTCCAGTTACCCATTGGAGTTTTAACGATAATGATGTAGTAGAGATGTCTTTAGAAGAATTAAAAAAGCTAAGAATAGACGGAGCAACATTTGTACAAGCTATATTTACAGTAGAGGCACAATTAAAAGCAAGTAGTCCTAATGTAAAGTTAAATAAACAAGACTTTATATCAAAGATAAATGAAATGTCAGATGTTAAATGTTTTAATGAGGTGATGTAAATATGTTAAAACCTAACAAAAAATTAAACGGGGGGCTATAATCTCCTAAAAAATAAAAAAGGGTGGTGGTTTTAATGGCTACCACTTTGAATGGAATCAACGAGAAAGTAAGAACATTAGAAGGTACTGGAAGAGTTACTCCAATTAAAATGAGTGATTTGAATAGTAGGATAACAGCCTTAGAGGGTAGAGGAACATATAGAATTGTTACCTATACTGGATCAGCACAAAAATGGAAAATCCCTGATGACTTATTGGATTATAATTTTTGTGTTTTAACTTTTGGACCTTATTACGGACTAGAGTCTAATGACGGAAAATCATTTAGAGCTACTGAAAGAAACTCATTAACATTCAGTAAAAGTGGAAATTATATAGTTCCTAGTAGTGGAATGTTTTATGTAGGAAAGGTTTTATTTTACAAATAAGGAGAGTGATTAAATGTATAAATTCAGCAAAAGAAGTTTAAAAAATCTTTCTGAGTGTGATGATAGACTTCAAAGAATAGCTAAAGAGGCTATAAAAAGAATAGATTTTACAGTGATAGATGGGATGAGAACACAGGAAGAGGCAGAAGAAAACAGAAAAAAAGGCACTTCATGGACTAATAAATCTAAGCATTGCTTAAATCCAAGTAAGGCATTTGACTTTATACCTTATCCTTTTCATGGTTGGGAAAACTTAAAAGACTTTGAAAAGGTTGCTAATGTATTAAAAGCAGTTGCTAAGGAACTAGGAATAAAAGCAAGATGGGGTGGTGACTGGAATATGAATGATAGATATGATGATGAGATCGAGCGAGGATCATATGATGGTGGACACTTTGAGTTAATGGAGTGATGATAATGTGGGCTAAATTAATAGGGCTATTTACTAAAGGTTTAGATATAGTCCTAAAAAAATCTAAAAATGGAGAAAAGGAGCAAGAACTTCAAAAACAAAAGATAGATATATTTGCACAAACTATATCTATGATACTCTTCGGAGTATTCTTAATGTGTGTCCTTGCATCTTTATTCCCAAGTCTAGCTATCACAAGCTATTGGTTTAATGTATTTGATAAGTTTATTAACTATCTATTCAGCTAGGAGGGAATGATGACATTTGACGAGGTGATTCAAATATTAGTAGATGTATTTTCTATCATAGGAAATAAAATAGTTTTAATCATAGGAGCTTTAATAAGTCTGTTTTTTTATGTGATAGGTGGCATTGATGAAATGCTTGAAGTCTTATTTATACTAATGACAGTAGATTATTTTACTGGTGTAGCTAAAGCTTTTATTATAGAGAAAGCTAATAGTAAGCAAGGGTTTAAAGGGCTTCTAAAAAAGATGGTAATGATAGCACTTATTGTACTAGCTCATCAGATAGACTTATTATTTGATAACAAATTTGCTCTTAGAACTCTAACAATAGGGGTTCTACTAAGCAATGAAGGGCTTTCTATCTTAGAAAATGCAAGTATATGTGGAATACCAATTCCTGAAAAATTAAAAAATATGTTAGAGCAGTATCAAGAAAGTAAAAATAAAAAGTAGAAGATGCACCTGTTTGGGTGCATTTTTGAAAGGAGGATCTAAAAAATGATTGATAAAGGGGAAGTTATAAAAACAGCTTTTTTCAGATTAGGAAAGAATAATGCATACAATGATAATAAATCAGATGAGTATACTACAGCAGTAGCTTTGCTAGATAAGATTGTTGATAATATGGCAAAACAGACAGCCTTTTTATTTAACTCAGTAACTACAAAACTAACAAGTACAGGAACTAATGATATGAGAGAAAATAGATTCAATATTCCAGTTGACTGCTTAAATATAATAAGAGCTGATAATGATTATAGAGAAGAAAATGAGTTTATTTATTCTTCATCAAGTGAATTGAATATTCAATATTGTAGAAAGATAGATGTTAAAGAATATCCTGACAAGCTATTTGATTACATGGTTGCATCTTTATGTAAAGATATGTGCCTTGCATTTAATGCATATCAAGACAGATTCCAGCTTTTTTCACAAGATGAGTATAAAGAGAGAAGTAAAATTATAAATCAACAAGGTTTTAATTACAATCCATGGGGGTAAATAATGGCTAATGAGATGATATATAGAAATAACTTTTTCATTTATGGAGAAGTTGGAGAAAGATTAAATGGAATAAGAGAGTCTGAAATATATCAGCAGTCAGCAAGAGAGATAAGAAACTTTATAATTACAGAACTTGGAAACTTAAAGTTTGCTAAAAAGTATATAAAGAAGAATATCCCTGTAGGCGATATAATAGAGGTTTTAGACACTAGATATAATTTCTTTATAGTTGTTACCTCTACACACATCTACACACTAAATAAAGAAGATTACACAGTCTTATACAGTCTGCAACACAATCTTAATAAAGCTATAGCTAAAAATACAAATGTGAAAATGTTTGATGATAGTTTAATAATCTGTTCCTCTGCTCCTCAAGTCTTTGAGTTTAATGCTGAGACAGGAAACATTGGACAGAGTAATTTTTTATCATTACTTGAATATCCAGTTGTTGAAAAAGATGATGTAAAGTTGGATGTGTATAAAGTTTATAAAGTTGGAAGCGAATTAAGAGTTGCAATGCTTAGTACTTATACAAATCCAAAGTTAGAGAGTAAAGAAGATGGGATATATTTGTATGAAACAGGTTTGAAATTAGCAAGAGTATACAAACAGTATAAATCTTCTATTGATAAAGATGATATTAAAGATCCAGCTGAGGGGTTAATGTTTGGAATTTTGTATAGATTTAACAAAAATGAGGATAATAAGAGCTATATTTTAGGCAATACTAACGTTTCCTTTTCTGATGAGGTAAATGACTCAGTATATGGAAGTGGCTATTTTACTAATATGAACATCAAAAACATAAATGGTGACCTTGTATATGGAAAATTACAAGAGTTAAAAAGTAATTTTACTGATGTTGGAGTGCTTTCGGACAGGCTTTATATCATAAAAGATAACACTTTTTATTTTTCTAGAAAAGATAACTTTTTTGACTTTAGAAATGGAATAAATTCTGATGATCCTTTCTATTTTAAACCTACTCCAATCAATAATCAAAAACCTAACATTCTTAGAAGCAAGGTAGGGAATGCTTTATATGTTGCAACTGATAAAGGAGTGTATGTTATTTCATACAGCAAAGTTTTAACTCATAGTAACTACAGTGTATTTATAGCTGGAGAAGTTCCTTGTAGTTATGAATGTGAATTAGTAGGGGATAATTTCTTTTATTTAACAGTGGAAAATAAATTGAAGTGTGTGCAAGCAGTTCCAAACTCGTTTGGTTATGAAAGTTATAGCACTTATGATGCTGAAAAATATGACATTACTAGAAAAATGGGGGCATTAACTAAAATAACAATTGAAGGTAGAACAGTACTAATAGCAACTAACTTAAATAAAAAAGAGATCTATTTATATGAGTCTTTAGATTATAACCAATTTAGAAGGACATCATTAGACATTGATGCATCAAATGAGTTATTTGGATATAGAGAGAATTTTATTTGCAATAATGCAATATTAGAAAAGTCAGAACTAAATTACTCAGAGGCAGTTTTAAAACTAAATCCTCCACATATGCAAACAAGCAAGGGTGGAAGTTATAGCAATGATTATGCATCTACAATTCAAAGAGTATTCATGAAACTATTGAATGAAGATAGAGAGGCTGTTAAAGGGGTATATATCTTTAATACACCTCTACAAAATAAAGCTTATGATGATCTTTTCAGTACTTACAAATGTGAGCAATCTGAGAGAGTGAATAATGGATATGCTATAAGAATTTTAAGTAATGAAAATAATAAAGTATTAGAAATTCTAGGGATAGATACTAAGGTTAAAATTGCATCTGACTAGGAGAAAAGGAGGCTAAAATGATAGGAGCAGGAACAATAATAGGAATTACTGCTGGAGCATCTTTAATTTTAAATGGAATAAATAATAAAAAATCTTCTAAATATATAGCTAAGCAAGAAAGAGAAGCGGCAAAGATTCAATTTGAAGTTAATAAAAAAGAAGTAGAAAGAGCTTATAAAACTAACTTAGAAGGTATTTTAAAAGGATTTGCAACTCAGAGAGCAGATTTAATTGACACTATGGAGAAAGCATCTTCAAACTTAAATATACAGCTAGGAGAAAGAAAAAATATTGATAAAGAAAATGATAGTTTCAAAGATGATTCAAAGAAGATGTTGGAAAATGAAGTGCAAGAAAATATATTAGCTATGATAGATCATCAAAGCTTTTCTATTAGTGAGTTATCAAATCAAATGAGCATGCAGATGTACCAAGTAGGAACTGATTTTAGTTCTACTATTTCAGGAATAAATAAAAATAAAATCAGAGCAGATCAACAAGCTAATTCTATGATTATGGAAGGTATAACTAAAATAGCAGAGAATGCGGCAGGAGCAAATGGAGCAAGTGGAGGATCTGTTGCAGGTGGAGGGAATGAAGTTAGCAACTTTGGAGTAGAAACATTTAAAGCCCCTCAACTATATAATAAATTAACTTTAAATACAGGGAATAGTGGTGGAAGTACAGGATTTGGTAATACTAATTTGACACTAGGAAACTACACATTTTCAGGAACTGGAAATAAATTCAAATGGTAGGAGGGAATAAATGGCTAATAATTTTATAAAGCAATATGTTGCAGATAAAAGAACAGGGGCTAATTTAGTAGGTATTCATGTAGATACTCAAAGTCAGTATCTACTAGATAGAGGATCAGGAGCTGCTATGTTGTCAGCTCTTGAAGAAATTGGAAAAAAAGCTGATGAGGCTAAAATACAAAATGAAAAGCAAAATTTATTATTATCAGCAGAAGAACAAGACTTACAGTTTAAAAAAGAAGTGTTGTCAGACCCACTTCTCTATAAAGATGAGGAAAGATATAGAAATGCTTTAACACAATTTGAAACTATTAGAAGAGAGAAAGAGAGCAGGATTTTAAAGAGTGAGTACTTAACTGCTGATGAAAAAAAGTTAATGGCTAGAAGAATAAGGAATAATGATGAACTCACTCTAGTTGATATGATGAGTAAAAGAAATGGTGTAGTTATTGAAAAACAAGTTGATGACATTATTGCTAACATGGATAGAAGAGTAGCAATTAGTTCAGATTTATCTTTAAATGATGTCAAAGGTGCAGAACTAGCAATTCAAGACTTCACAGATATGGCAGACAACTTACAGAAATTAACTGGGATGACAGACTCAGAGGTATCATTGCTAGTGTCTGAGAGAGTAATGAGAATGGAAGAGGGAAGGTTTAACAAGGCTATTAATGAGATAGTTAACTCAAGCATGAACTTGGATCAGAAAAGAGCTAAGATAAATAACTTATTGAGTGTGGTAAAAAATGATAATTTACTCACTAAGATGGCTGAGAGTTATGCATCACAAATAAAATATAGCAAAACTGATGAAGAGTTTAAAACATCAGTAGAGTTCTTTAAAAGTAGAATAAATGATGTTTATGAGAATGTGGGGTATACAGCACAACATCATTTAGAAAGTATACAAAAGCAACTAGAGTACGATAAAAAAATAAAACAAGCAGAATATGATCAAGAAATTGAAAATGCTATTTTTAATAAAAATCCATATAAATTAGCATATTATGGAAGTGATAAAAAGTTAAAACCTACATTCAATCAAATGTTAAATAATGAAAATGGAATATTAGAACAATTTACAGATAAAACTATTGCTGATTTTGGAAATATTGATGCTGGGATAGCTTTTCCTTTTTTGACATCTCCTATAGTTAGAGATATAAATGATAAAATAAATCAAAAAAAGAAAACTGGGAATTATAGAGATTATTCTGAATTATATCAACCTTTATATGATATTGTTACAGAATTAGCAGGAAATGACGAATTATCTTCTTCTAAAAGAAGAGCATTAATAATAGATTATGGAATCAGAAATAATATAGATCCTACAATATTGATAAAAGGAGAAAATAACTCTGAATACTTTAGAATTGGGAATTTGATGGCAGAAGGAAATATAATTACTAATGAAATAGGCTTTATAGATCAATTATCTAAAATTGATTTATCTTCTAAAGCTAGGGAAAATTTTAAGATTTTATCATCAGAGTTTTCCACAAATGAAGTTCTTGGAGATTATTTAGCAGCTAATTATATTTTAGGATATGCAAAAGTTAATAATAGAATTGATAGATTATTAGAAAGACCAGATATAGAGTTAACTAATATGTTGAAAAATAAAAATACAATGAGCATTTTCATTCAAGATGCTAAATTAGCTAGAGAATTTACAAGTCAAAGAAAAGATTATAATTATATCAGATTAGCAGACCCAAGAATACCAAAAGTTAAATCTACTAAGGTGATTAATTCAAATAATGAAACTCCAAAAAATATTGAAAATACTCAAAAAGATATAAAAAAAGAAAAAAAACAATCTCAAAATAAATTATTTGGAGGCAGAAATTAATGGAAGAAAATAGAAAAGAAAAAGGATTTTTAGGAAATTTAGAAAATTATACTGGTGTTGGTAGTGACTTCTTTTTTATGAAATTAGATGAATTAGGGAGTCTTGCGACTTCTTTAGCACTTTTACCGACTCAATATCTTGATGAAGATATGAAAAGAACTGGAGATACAGTTGTTAAATATATGGAAGAAAACGAAGAGTTAAAAAATGTATTAAGAGAAGATATTTTAAGTAGAAGAGGAGAGATTGATAGATATGTAGAAAGTAATCCTGTAAGAGGTACAGTTTTAAGATTAGGTGGAGGATTAGTTGAACAAGCGATTGACCCTTTTCAAACTGCTATGAATTTTGCTCCAGGAGGATTTTGGATTAATACTATTACTAACAGTTTAGATTATGCTTATGAAAATAAAGTTCTTTATGATAAGGATATAACTGATTATGATTCAGGAGATTATTTAAACTTGGGAATAGGTGCTGGTATGGCTGCTATTGGAGCAAAATATCAAGTGAAAAATAAATTTGATGACCCATTATATGATGTGAAAATTCAAAGGATATATGATATTCAAGCAAGTAAAGAGATAGCTCCTCTTAATAAAATAGTACAAGCTAATGAAGAAGTAAAGGGAACATTTGATATAAAAAGTTCTGGAGAAGTAGCTCAAAGATTATCCTCTGGACAAACTCAATCACTTCCTAAAGGTTTCCATAATGGGGAAAGAGTGGCTAAAACAATTAAAGATGGTACTTCAAAAAGATTAGAACAAATTTCTAATGCCTATAAAAATGTAGAAATGGCAAATAAATATGGTAAAGACCCAATAATACCAACTGATACAAATAGAGATATAGCAGTAAAAGGAGCAGTGTCAGAGGCTATGAAACCTCTATATACTGAAATAGAGTTAGGACAAAGACAAGCTTTAGGAGAGATGGCTGATGAGCTTGTAGGTTGGAATATAAAGAATAAAAAATATGATGGTATAACTCCCATAGGTGGCATTATTGATGAAACTATTGAGGGCATAAGCGATGAAGAGTTAATAAAAATATGTCAAAATAGAAGTAAAAATGGCAAATATAAAAACTTAACTTCAATTCTTAGTAAATGGACTAAAGAATCTGTTGAGATAAAATCACAATCTCAAATTTTAGATAAAGAAGAAGGATTCTATTTTGATACTCTATACAATAAGCAACATTTAATGACAGATTTATATGATTTAACATCAGCAGAAACAATAGATGTAGAATTACTAGCAAGGAAAAGAATGGATTATATAAAAGGTCAATTAAAAAATATTGGAAGAAATGTTCCAATAGATGATATTACAGCAAAAAAATATGGATTAAAAAAAGGGGGATATTTTAATTTAGAAGAACACCCAGAGTTATTGAAAGAGTTTTATGAAGATATTTATTTTACTACAAAAGAATATAATGAAGCTATAAATGCTGGTGTGACAAAAGGTAAAAAAATGAGCCTTTTAGAAGTAGCTTTAAAATGGAGTAATTCAAATATATATTTGAATGGTAAAGAGAAATATCATCAAATTTTAAAAATGACCAGAAAAGAATTAACAGATGCAGATATAGAATTTAAAAATCAATTTGAAAGACAAGCTTTAGAAAATTTAGAATCTGTATTCCAAGGATATGAGAAAAATGGAAGAGATATAATGGAAGATATTATATCTACAATAGCAGATGAAAAAAGTGGATATAATGTTTTTAAAAATCAGTTTGAAAGATTTTTGGAGGAAACAGAATCTAAAAATATTAATCCTGATAAGAAAAAGAATACACCTCTTGGATTTTTGATGAAAATAAAGGCTGATGGAGATGTAGAAAAAGCAATAAAGGATAGTATAAGTTCTGCTAAAAGTAGCCTTAAAAGTATAGATAAGTTAAAAGTTAAGAAATATGATGAACTTAGCTTAGCAGATAAAACTATTTATAATATGAAAAATACTTCTGCCTATAAACTGTTATGGGGAATAAGACATTTAAGAGAAGCAGTTCCTAATATAGGGATTGTTAATTCTGGAGGAAATAGATTAGGTTTTAAAAGACATTGCAGTTATATAAGAGGAATGTATGAAATGGGAAAAGTTCATTATGATTTGGCTAAAAATATAAAAAATATCTTGGATAGGGATTTATCAACTATAACAGATCCTATTGAAAGATTTGAAACTGAACTTTTTATTAGAAGAATTTTAGAGAATAACTATGCTTTTGATAAAAAACATTTATTAGCAAAAGCTGGGAAAATAGGAAGTACTATAAGTGGTTCTGGGCAATTAGTTTCAGATGTTCATAGAATAACAGCAGCAATTAGATTTACTGTGAAAGCTATGTTTGATGAACTTCCAAAAATGAAATGGGAAGATATGTCTCCAACAATGAGAAGTGTTTTAAAAAGTAATGGAATTTTTGATGAAATATCTTTAAAAGCTTTTCAAGAAGAGATAAAAGTTTTTAAATCCCAAGCTGATTTTGATGATTTTGTTTTAAACTCCAATATTGAAAAGGGTGGAAAAATTAAAAGTATATTTGAGCAGTTTGTAGATATTACAGGGAGAGAGTTTGAACCATTTGAAAAAGATTTAACTAATATGGAAGGTAAAGGCTTTATATCTAAACTTTGGCTAAATTCTCAAATGTTATTTAAAAGATATTCTATGGGAGCATTTTCAAGAGCTTGGAAAAATGTAACAACTTATTATGATGGAGAAGATATTTTAAGATACAAGTTTATAAAAAACAAAACTTTTCAATGGAATTCTTTTTCAAAGAGTAACTGGAGAAACTCTGTTCAAGGGTTTGGAGCTAGAAATGCAATTAATCTGATGGAAATGTCAGCACTATATTGGGCTAGTACACAAGCTATAAATTGGGCTCAAGGAAAGATGTTTGGAACTTCCTCTGATGAAATTGTAGAGGCTAAATTTGAGGCATTAAAAACTGATGCAGTACCTATAGTTGCTGAAGGATTAGCTGAGGCTATGACAGATTATATAGGATATGATATTATGTTTGGAGGAAATTCAGCATTTTTCAGTATGTTTAATAATGGTTATAAAGCTTTACAAAGAGATGTTAATAGTGAAAATTTAGAAACCTATGAAAAAATATTATATGGATTAGCTTATGTTGCTTTACCTCAAAATATAGCCTCTGGAATAGATAACTTAAAATTTGAAAGAAATATCCCTACCAAAATAAATACTTTTTCAGCAGATGCTCAATTCTTATGGAAACATTACTATAGAAAAGATGCAGAGTATGAGCAAGCAATGGGAGAATTTCCAGCAACAAAAGTAATTACAGCATCTTTTAATAAAATTACTGATTGGTATAGTTACTTTAAGAAAAATCCTGATAAAATTTATGATGTATTAGGAAAAGGAACAGAGGGAGATAAGGAGGCAATGACTATTCTAGCAACTGGAATAATGGAGATGACAGAGCAATCAGCTAGAAATGAGCATATAAATTTTGCTTTTGCCCATGATGAACCAATGGAAAGAGAAAGGATTCTTGAAGAGTATGGATTAGACTATAAATCTTTACTGTCAAACTTAGATGATAATACAAGAGATATGTTCCATTATATTATGGCATTCCAAGGGGTACAGGATCCATTATATTTGATACAAGCATTAGAGTATATAAATATATCAAAAGATAAAGAAAAAGCTTTATACACCCTATTAGATGATTATGAGAGACAATCTTTTGAAGTTTTTAAAAAGAGAATAGAGAAAAATCAAAACAAAAGGATAGAGATAGCTGAAAGAGAGTATGAAGATTCTACTGAGGGGTATATTGATTTTTTAACTGCTCTTAAAAAAGAAATTTAAAAAATGGGGAAGTTTAATCTTCCCCACCAAATTTATAATAAGCTAATAAGAGCCAAGAAATAATACAATAACAAATAGATATTTGTAATATGCCTATCACAAAAATTGAATATTCTTTA